TTAAATGACGATCACAAACGGCAATTCTTAGGGGGCAACCCATGAGGAAGGATTTTATAGAGAGGCAGCTAACGCCGGAAGTGATGGCCGCGGCGCTTGAAGCCCTGGCCCACCAGTGGGCGGAAGCGGTGGCGGAAGTGGAACGGTTGAGGGAAGAAGTAAAGCGCCTGAAGGCCCACCAAGGCCCGGACCTAATCGACGAATAGGGGCGGCACCATGATTGACCTTCCCGAGCTGATTGACGCCTCCACCGGCACTGTGACTACCTGCGCAGACATTGCGCGGTTGGACGCAGTGCTTGAAAGCGGGAAGCGGCTTACCAACGCCGACGGGAAGCAATTGCTCCAAGACCTTGCCAATCTCCGCTACCGGTTTGCGGTGGACAGGGTGCAACACCAAGTGATGGAGATCTTAAGCCGTTCATGGGAAGGCGCCGACGAAGCCGTGGCCGATCTACTAGCGGCGCGGAAGCTCTTACGGTGGGTTTGCAGAGAACATCAGGATATGCGAGAATGACCCAGCCCGCACCCGGGCCAAGCCAAACACCGTTAGCCAAGGTTGTATTCAACCTTGAGCCTCCCCCTTCTATTAACCACATTTGGCAACGTGGTTCCCGCGGCAAAGTCTTCCGAAGCCGTAACTACCTCACCTGGCTTCGCATCTCTCACCTAATGATCGGCAGGCCGGGAGCCTTCCCGGGCCCGGTGGCAATCCGTTTATGGATGACTGGCGGGAAGGGGTGGAGGAAGGGCAGGGACATCGACAACGTATTGAAACCGATTTTAGACTTCCTAGTTCACGCCGGACTTATTCCCGATGATAACCACGACATTGTTCGACGTATTACCATTACCTACAGCGACCCGCCTAAGGCCAAAAATAAAGCCTTCCTACGGGTGCGCATCCATGGCATTAAGGGGCCCGCGGATGCAACCCAACCATAATCAGACAATCCTAATTCGGGTGCTAGTGGAGCGCATCGAGGAAGCCAGCGGCGCCATCTCGATGGAAGTCGAAGCATGGGAAACGTTTTGCCGAATGGTCCTTCCGGAGTTTTTCGGAGACAGGCCCGAGGACCCGCGGGACACAGACACGGCGCCGGGCAGTGCCGAGAAAATTGATAAGATGGCCCAACGGGTGGCTAAGGGAATGAACCCGTTCAGTGAACACGATACCATCCTGCACCATCGGCATACCGCGGGCAGGGGACTGGACTACCGGTTATCGGGGGAGATCGAATATGAAGATCAGGGACAGGATTAAAGAGCTCAGGCGGGTGCCGGCGTGTGACCTGATACCGAACCCGAGAAACTGGCGCACTCATGGCAAAGCCCAAGCCGAAGCGCTCCAAGGATTGTTGGCCGAAGTGGGGTTTGCTGGTGCGGTATTGGCCCGCGAGACGCCGGAAGGCCTGATGTTGATTGACGGGCACTTGAGGAGCGAAACCGCCGGCGCCGGTATAATACCGGTGCTGGTGTTGGATGTGACAGAGTCTGAAGCGGACAAGATACTCGCAACCTACGACCCCATTGGCGCCATGGCGGACAGTGACGCGGCGAAGCTCGACAGTTTGTTGAGGGATGTACAGACGGGGAATCAGGCCCTGGCGACGATGTTGGCGGAGTTGGCGGAAGCCGCGGGGGTGATACCTGGCACGGAAGAAGGCCAGACGGAAGAAGTAGACGTTGAAGAATTTGAGTTTGATACGATTTGCCCGAAATGTAAATTTGAGTTTAACAATGAAAGAGCTTAGCGAAATAAGCTGGAAGCTATCGGACCTTGATTCAGTGCCTCAAAACGGCATCAAGGTTATGTCCACGTTTGCTTGTGGCGGCGGCTCTTCAATGGGGTATAAGCGGGCAGGCTGCAAGATTGTGGCGGCAAACGATATCGACCCGGAAATGGCGTGGCATTACAAAAAGAACCTTAACCCGCCCTTGTATTATCTTTGCCCGATTCGCGACTTGTTAACCGCGGAGCTTCCCGAAGAACTATTCGCCTTGGATATTCTTGACGGTTCTCCACCATGCAGCACGTTTTCAATAGCGGGGAATCGGCAAAAAGATTGGGGTAAAAAAAAGCACTTTCGGGAAGGGCAAGCTTCTCAGGTACTGAGCGATTTATTCTTTGATTACCTTGACCTGGTGGAGCGCTTGAAGCCCCGCGTTGCCATAGCGGAAAACGTTAAGGGAATAATCATGGGCAACGCAAAAGGTTACACGAAGCTTGTGATGGAAAGACTAAAGGAAATTGGATACAAGCCGCAATTGTTCCTTGTGAATGCGGCAGATTGTGGAGTACCGCAACGGCGGGAGCGTGTTTTCTTCTGTGCTGTTCGGGATGACATTAAAGCGAAACCGCTGGAACTAAAGCCGCAACATCGGTGGATTTCTGCGGGTGAAGCGTGCGAGGACTTGCAGGAACTGACGGCGGCGGAAAAGAAAGACACGCTTCCAACGGGAGTCGACAAAGCCTGGGATTCGACGGAAGTTGGTGGGTGTTATAGTGACTATTTCAAAACTTACGAAGGGCGAAGTAATGCGTTTTCACATCAAAAGCTAAGCCCATTGCAAACGGCTCCTACTCTCACAGCAACATTCAACAACTTTAAATATTGGGCATCTTGTCGAACGCTCACCTACCGCGAATGGAAACGCCTCGGCAGCTTCCCCGACGACTACCACGCCAAGACTGACAAGATCGGCAAGTACATGATCGGGATGTCCGTACCGCCGAAAATGACAGAACAGGTAGCACGGGCCGTTATTGATCAATGGCTAAGGCCGGTAAAACAAGATGTTTAGGCTGTTTGGGTTGTTGTAATAATCAAAAGTAGCACAGAAGGGGCAAGATGGGTGGTCCGCGACTAAAGCAGAATGAAGTCTTTGCAGCCTTGACGGCTTGCACTGGCAACATAGCGGCGGCGGCGCGCAGACTTGGCGCCACCCGCGACGGGCTTTGGCGGTTTGTTGAAAGGCACCCGCGGTTATTGCAACTTACAAAAGACTTCCGCGAGTCAATCGTTGACAACGCCGAGAGCGCATTCAACAAGGCGGTGGTGACGGAGCAGCCGTGGGCGATTCAATTCGCCTTGCGCACCATTGGCAGGAAGCGCGGGTACGTGGATCGGCAGGAAATACAACAGGAAACCCGGGTGACGATATCGCAACCCGCGGAGGAACTAACCGATGAACAGCTCGCACGCATCGCAGCCCGCGCCGGTGGCGCCACCGGCAGCGGCGGCGGAGCTTCTACGCCGGAGGCGGGCCCGGCGGAACCTGGTTGAATTTGCACGGTACACGATGCCCGAATATCAGCCGGCATGGTATCACCACCTCATTGGAGAGCGCATTGCCGGCATGATTACCGGCGGCGCCCGGCGCCTTATCGTCAGCCTACCGCCCCGGCACGGGAAGTCAGAGTTGATCAGCCGGCGCCTTCCCGCCTTCCTTCTCGGAATCAATCCAGACGCCTCGATTATCGCGGCAAGCTACAGCGCGGACCTTGCGAGCCGGAACAATCGAGACGTTCAGCGCGTGATGGACACCCCGGCCTATCAACGCCTGTTTCCCGAAACCAGACTTAACGACGGTGGCAACCGAACCGTGGCGGGAAGCTGGCTCCGGAATTCTGACCTATTTGAAATTGTGGGCCGGCGCGGCGTATACCGAAGCGCCGGCGTCGGCGGCGGTATCACCGGCATGGGCGGGTCTTGGCTTATTGTCGATGACCCGGTGAAGAACCGCGAGGAAGCCGACAGCGCTTCTTATCGACAGAGCACATGGGATTGGTACACCAGCACCCTTTCTACCCGGCAGGAAGCCGATGCCCGCATCCTGGTAGTCATGACCCGGTGGCACACCGAAGACTTGGCCGGCAAGCTGCTAGCCTTGGCGCAAGCGGAAGCCGGCGCCGACCAGTGGGACCTAATCAACCTTCCGGCTATCGCGCCGGCGGAACCCGCGGCCTATGACCTGCGGACCCATGGGCAGGCATTGTGGCCGGAGCGGTTTGACCTCCCGGACCTTGAACGGATGAAAGCTTCAATCGGTGACTACCAATGGAGCGCCCTTTACCAACAGCAACCGCGGAGCGGCGGCGGCACCGAGTGGCCCGAGGATTACTTCGGCAAGGGAATCTGGTTTGACGATTGGCCCAACACGATCACGGCGCGCACCATAGCGGTGGACCCATCCAAGGGCAGGGACGGCAGGCAGGGCGACTATTCAGCAATCGTGATGCTTGGGCGGGATCGCGACGGCACCCTATACGTGGAAGCGGACCTTGCGCGCCGGACTTCCGAAGCAATCATCGACGCCACCCTTGAACACCAGCGGAACTTCTGCGCCACTGCGGTGGTGGTCGAGGCGAACCAGTTCCAAGAGCTCTTGGCGGTGCAACTATCGGAACGGGCCCGAGCCGCGGGCATGCCCATACCGGTGGTGCCCCTTCACAACAGCGTAAACAAGCTTGTTCGCATTCGGCGCCTTGGCCCCTACCTCGGGCAAGGCACCATAAGGTTCAAGGCCGGCAGCCCCGGCACGAAGCTTCTGGTGGACCAACTGCGAGACTTCCCCACCGCGGACCACGACGACGGGCCCGATAGTCTAGAAATGGCGCTTCGTGTTATGATCGAACAATTCAACGGCAGACAATCGGCGGCGCCGGTGCGGAGGCTTCGAGCATGAGCACATTTTGGGAACGCATCACCGGTAAGCAACCACAACCCGCGGCACCAAGCCCCCGCCAAGTTCGCGAAAACCTCGAGGAAGAATTAAAGATCTCCCGGCTTAAGCGCGCCAAGACATTACAGGAAAGCTACGCCGGCTCCGATTATTGGCTCACCGCATATTCGGACATCCTGGCCCGGTATCGTGACGGTGGAATGCTTTCCTACCCGATTAGCCAACCCACCGACAGGCGGTATGGTTCCAACTTTCCGTTCTGGTATTCGGAGCAGCAACTTAGCCTAATTCGGGCCCAAGCCCGAATGTTGACCACGATGAACCCCAACGCGCAAGGCCTGCTGAACGGCCTTACGTCTTATGTCATCGGCACCGGCTACACGTACAAGGCCCAGCCGCGGAAGGGAGTAGACATTGACCAGAGCACCATGGACCGGGTGCAGCGCATCATCGACGAATTCTGCGAGCGGAACGCGTGGTCCGAAATGGAGCAGGAGATATTCCAGCGAAGCCGCGAGGATGGAGAAGCCTTCATCCGGTTATTCTTTCAGGAGAACGGCAAGCTTAACATTCGCACCATCGAACCGGAGCAGATATTCCAACCGCCGGGGCACGAATTGGCAGACTGGGCCTACGGCATCAAAACAGACCTAGACGACGTATTCAACGTGCGGGCTTATTACGTTCACTACCTGGCGCCGGGTGGCAAGGAAGATGCCCGCGACGGCATCGGTGAAGAGGTGCCATCCGAAGACGTGGTACACATTAAGTGCAATGTGAAGCGGGCCATTAAGCGCGGCCTATCGGACTTCTCTTATGAGACCCTCGACGCCTTCATGGTGGCGGCAAAATTGCGCCAGAACCTTGGGGAAGGCGCCGCGGTGCAAGCGGCCATCGCCGGTATTCGCCAACACGACAACAACACCGTGGGACAGGTTGAAACGTTTAATTCAGGGATGACAGACTACAGCACCTTCAGCCCGGTGACGCAGAAGGAGACCGACTACCAAACGTTACAGTCGGGAAGCTTCCTCGACATACCGAAGGGCATGAACTACGTAACGCCGCCCGGGGCGGCGAATTCAACCGCGCACCTTGAGATATTCCAAAGCCTGTTACGTTCAGCCGGAAACCGCCACAACGCTCCCGAATGGCTTGTCAGTGCCGACGCATCAAACAACAATTATTCAAGCAGCCTTACCGCGGAGAGCCCGTTCCTTCGCAACTGCTTAAGACTGCAAAGCTTCTACAAGCGGCCCTTCCTTCGGGTCATCACCGCGGCCATTAAAAACGCGGCCATGGCGGGGCGCCTTCCCGGCAACATCTGCGAACTGATTGACCTATCGGCAACACCGCCAAGCCTTGAAACCCGCGACAAAAACGCCGAGGCAAGCGCCAACCAGATCTACGCCACCATGGGCGTAAAGTCGGTGCCGACCATTGCCCACGAACTAGGCTTGGATTGGGAAACCGAGCTTGCCAACCAACAAGAGTACCAGCAGGAATCGGGAGCAGCCGGCGCCTTGCCGACGGACCCGGCAAGCCTTGGGCCTGATGACGAACAAGGCGTGACGGAAGCCGCCGGCGGTGGCAAATACGACCACATAGATTTTACCCCGCCACAAGGCGCACGGGAGGCAGCCAAGCGGGCCCTTGAGGTGCGCCAAGAAAAGCCAGCAAGCCAGCGAGGCATGACGCCGGTAGGAATTGCCAGAGCGCGAGACTTAAGCAACGGCGCCAAGCTTTCGCCGGAAACAATCAGGCGGATGAAAGCATATTTTGACAGGCACGAATCGGACAAATCAGGCGAGACTTGGGACGAGCAAGGCAAGGGGTGGCAGGCGTGGATGGGGTGGGGCGGTGACCCCGGCTATGCTTGGGCGCGGAAGGTAGTCAAGCAGCTTGAAGCCGCGGATGGAGCAACCGAAGGACAGCGCCCCCGGTGGCAGGTCTAACCAGTGGGCAGCATATTCAACTCACGCATGGCGGCACGGGTGGGCGTCAATCAGGCGCGCACCCTAGCGCATGCCGACGCGGTGGCCGACGGCATCGACGCCAAGGTAGTGCGACTATGGAAGCGCGCCCTTCGATTGATCGCATTGAAGCCCCTTCCGGTGGATGCGCGGACCCAGTTGGGGGCGATCCTGCGCGAGATTCAAACGCTCACCGTTAAGGGGCTAGACAAGGGCCTTCGACAGATTGCCAAACGGGCCCACACCGCGGCGCGGGAGGAAGTCTTGGCCGAGGCGCCGCGGGCAGTCATCGCCACCGCTCTAACCTTGGCAGCGCCGGCGCGCCCTGATCTCACCGAAGCCCGGCGCCTTAACCCGGAACAGCGGGCCCAAGTGGAAGCACAATTATTCCCCGCCCTTGACC